CACTGTTTCACCGAACACCGACTGTTGCGTGACAGAATCCAATCCCAAGACCATTACTCCGTTTTGATCTGTACCCTGAACAACGATTCTCTTGCCCACGTCGGCTGCATCTGAAATGTAGAACCGTAATTTTTGGGGTGTAGCAAGGAATGACGCGAGCGTGACCGCGTTATCACGCTCATACGCCTGCCTTTGACACCCACAATTGTTACCACAGGCGTTCGGTTGTGTTCCGATCCCAAATTCGAGGTATTCATAAAATCCATTTCGTAACCGCATTGGCTGGTCGCATACGTTGAATGCTATGACCCTGGCAACTTCCCGTGGTGTGGTGATATACGCCGCGTGGTTTGATTGCGAGACATTGAACAACATCATCGCATGACCTCCGTACCAACCTTCGTCGGGCGCGAGTGGATCGTGCAACAGACGTTCCTGACATTCGTTGACGATTGAGGCGATTTTGGAAAGATTGTCCGCGCATTCACCGATTGCCTCGGGGAATGCGCTGGATCGGACGTGGGCTAAAGTCGGACGTTGCATAAAATCAAGGTAGTATGGAAATCGTAAAACTCAAAGTCGTTGTAACATTTCCCGAACGGCAGATTGCCCAAAAACTAATACGCAGAATACCACAAGGGCCAACACTAAAATCTATCGGATTATTAAATCTCAAATCGCCACTACCACCATCCCATTCCTCAACAATGCGTGTTCCAGATTCCCCAAATGCGTTTACAAGATAGACTCCTAAAAGCGGCAAATCACCTGTACGAACAGCGGATACACGAAGGTTTATAACCGCCCCTGTATTGTTCCAAAAAAAGGCACTTGCAGCGACATTTCCATAATCTTCAATCGCACCTCCGCACGATGCGGTCAATGTTCCAGAAGCCCCCGATGCTGCAACCGATCCGGTTCCGTCTCCAGAATTCGCATCAGGATAATTAACGAAACCATTATTGTACTGTCCTACTGTGCTTTGCGGCCATGTGAGAAATGCCAAATCAGAAAATGCGCCATTGCATTCCGTGGCATCATCTTTTATGACAATCGTGAACTCTTTGCAGCATGGAATTCCAACACTCATACGCCTCCGTTACCTCCGTTACCGCCGCCTCCACTGTAATACTGGTCAACACAAATCTCAAAAGTGAAAGTTCCGGCAACCGTTGGAGTTCCAGTTATTGCCCCATAACCGTCCATAGACAAACCATCGGGTAAAGTATCTCCAGGTTTCAAATTGACGGCTAAAGAATAATCCACATCAGGTTGAAGTAATGGGTTGAGAGTTAGATTATGCGTGTATAGGCAACAGGTATTTCCGTCTGGCAATTCTTTATCATCCAAGAAACATCCGTAACCGTGAATGGTCAATACCTGTTGGCATTTTGATATGCCGTCATCCACTTCAAAGGTAATGTCGTAATCCCCCTCATCAGTGGTCGGTGTTCCAAATAGTTCCCCGGCATCGTTCATAAACAATCCATCGGGTAGTGTGCCGGACGTGATCGTGAAAGTGTACGAACCAGAACCACCCGCAGCCGTGAGTTGCGCGGAATATGCCACGCCTTCAACCAGATCAGGCAAAGTCGCATTGGTTATCGCCATAACATTCAGCGTGCGTGTAACGGTGGTGGAATGCCCCATTGCATCCGTGACTTTCATCTGAAACACATACGAACCGTAAATGAGTGGCATCCCCTGAATGTAGAAAGTGCCTCCACCTGGCGTTGATACTCCGACAAAACCGATGGGGAACCCACCGACAATTTCCCAAGTGTAAGGACTCACTCCACCCGAAACTGTCACGGCCCCGTTGAAAAACGTGTTGAGGCAACCGTAGTTTGGAGATAACGCGGATATGACAGGATACACTCCACCGCCGCCACCGCCGCCATCACACACCCTGTATGTCTGCGCCATGTAACAGGCGTAATTGTAAGCCATCTCATCGGCGAGAATCTGATTTAAGGCTACGAACGTACCGGCTGGTGTAGTGAAAGTGTACCCTTCACCTTCGGGACAGGGGGCCGTGCAAGATTTCTCAACGTTGTAAAACAATTCCAATTCTGGAAATGGGGGGCCGGTGGGCGGTTCATCGGGCGGTGGTGTTGATGTGCATATTTCTGCGCCTCTCTGAGCGCAGAGAATGGCGTCCTGTAAGGAAACAAATGAAATACATTGAGTGAAACAGTTGTTCGCCCAAAAAACATTTGTATTTGGGTTCTGTGGATTCAGGGGATCACGCCCCAGCGGATTGAGGTTTGTCCATTTCCCCCAAGAGCGGGCGCGGAAGGAGATTCCATCTACGCTTTCCGAACTCAAGTTCATATAGGGAGAATCCGTCTCCCCATTGCACTCGTATTTTACGGGGCATTCCCTTAACATGACATGCCTCCAAATAGTGATCTGTCGAATTGTTGGGCGTAAAGCAATATGCCGCGAATCCTGCACCAACCTTTGATGACAACGCGGGTCTGGAACTGAAACCCTATGTCACTTGGACGCTTCATCCCCTGAGCGCATCCAACCGGAGGTTTTCCAAACGTGATGGGAAACTTGTAACCTTCCCGGAAAGGTTGTATGGGATAGCCGCATGGGGTGTTCACATTTTCCTCGCATGATCTGGCCACGCAGAATTCTGTGGCCCCCCAAAATATCCAGCAAGGATTTGCGTCTTGGCGGTAGTAAACATCAACATTCACTGTGCCGAAAACCTTGTCCAACCAAAGTTCCATTGCCTGCAATCGTTTGGTTTCAAATTCCTTTCCGAAGGTAAAAGAAGGGAACTCCACTTGCCATGTCACCCTATTATCCCCATTTTCAGTCCGTGAATAAGTCGTTAAATCCCACAAATTGAATGTCCCGTCCACCTGCGAAATCGCCATAGCAAACGCACGTTGCAACCCCCCGAAGTCCCCGGTGAATAACTGGAGAACATCCAAACCTTCCCAATGCCCGTACCAAATCGGGTAGGACGTTCCCTGAACCGTATCTTTCAGCGATGACACTGGATCAAAGTCGAGGGGGACAATTGCCTGATGAATCACCCCCTGTTCCACCCTTCGCGGAAGAACCGTTTGCAGCATTCGATTGTCAAACTCTATGCCCGACGAAAATCGCATCAACGAACGGTCATTGAATCCGAGTATGCGCCCCACGTTTGCGGAGATGGATTTGTTTCCGAACTGATTGAAGGCCCGGGTGGCCGTCTTGAAAGAACGAATGGCAGGTTCGAGTGATTGAAAGTATTGATCTCCATTCACACCAACGATAGACGTGTCGTTTACCGCTCCGTTATTTATCTGGACGACGCTCTGTTCGGGTTGATTATTGGAGGTTGCCCCAATCCAATCGGCGCGGGTGATCGGCACTTTGAGGGCATAGATTGATTTTCGGGTGTAAACCAAGAGTCGGCCTTGTCCAAGTGCGGCATCCAAATTTGCTTCGGCACCCAATGCGCGGATATTTCCGGCATTGGTAGGCACCTTGAACCCGTCTCCACCGATGGCCAGTGGATTCTCAGTCACCTTCAAAATGGAATCCCGAAAAGCATACGCGAGTGTTCCATTCGGGCCACCAACAATATCACCTGCTGAATAGGTTCTACCCTGCGCGTACCACAAGCGACCCATGTAATACGCCATTGCTGTTGCGGCAGGTAATTCCCTTGTCAATCCCGGTGCCGGGTTCAAACCATTCGATTTCCGAAGTATTGCCCCATCCCAAAACAGGGGAAGCGTCACGCCGTCACCTGCCTGAATTACAAGAAACTCCTCACCCTGACGGAAAAACGCTTGGTCGCTGCTCAACGGGGGATTGGATATACCAAACTGCGTGGAGAGATTTGTAACCGTAAGTGTGGTGGGATCGTATTTGATTATCTCCCCACCGATTGAGAACACGAGATACGGATTCGAGTTGTCCACCGGCTCATACATGTACCCGAACTGATACAACGAAGTGCCATCGTGAACCTTTCCAACAGGTTGCCATCCCGTGCGCTGCATGATGCCCCCATCGCGCATGATGCAGTTGACACCCCAAGAAATTTCGTTCCGGGAAAGGCCGTCAGTCGTAATCGCCGACTCGACGGTTGTGGGCTTCGACGCATCACAGCCTCCAGAAAAACTGAAAGAACCGTCCGTAAGTACCGTATCATGTGGCATTTACATACCTCCACACGAATCCAAAACATTCGTTTCGTTTTCCTTTGCACACCGAATGGATGTTAGACCGCCTTCCAAATATCTGTTCCGCTTTTGTAATGGAATCAAATTGGGCTACAAACTTTCCGTCTAACGAAAGTTGAACGACCGCCTTATTGCAGGGTGCCGGACATGAATGCCTCCACCTTTCCATCTTCTCTCTTTGGCCGGGAGTCCACTTTGATCCCAATTTCATTTTCCGCATCGCCTCTATCTGCTCGGGAGTCCTTTTCTTTCGCTTAATCCCTGTCTGCCCCGCCGACATATTCGCTCTCGCCTCCGCCGTATGTTTATATCCGCGCAGAGAATTGGCAACACGCTCAACATACTCCCTGCGTCTTTTTATCCCTTTGCAAGATTCCGCCGTCGGCGAAATGTTATATCCATTTTGGGGAAGGTAAGGCTTGAAGAAATTAAGCCAAAACTGTTCTCGTTCAAGCAGTATTCTTTTATCTGCGTTCGGTATTTCTTCGATTACCTCAACGTAAAAAGCATCAGGGTCATTCTTGAAATCATTTTGAAGATCGAGGCTATGATAATTTCCTCTCGCAAAACTATGCCTATGTTGCGTGCATCGGTGACTTAGATTAGCGGTGCCTCCAACGTACATCTTTCCGTTGTTCTGGTTTACGATGGAATAGATGCCGGATTTATGGGTATGGTACGGCCTTGGAAGGAAGTTATGAAACTCACGCTTCCCTTTAATCCCATCAGTTAATACCGTGTCATGCGGCATAAATCACATTTGCGTTGAATTCTACTGACTGTCAAGATAAGTTTCTGAAATGGCCGCAGGCTCAAAGTTGTATGGATTCCAATGGAGCGCAGAACAAACACCACTCGACATCGAGATGCACTGCATCCGCAAGGACGGGGCAAGGGACGGAAAGTGGGGCGTAAAAGAGCAGATTCCGTTGCATTATGAGAACATGCGGAGGATTTTGTGGCCGCGACTGGACGGGGATCACAATGGCCAGAGATGGCATACGCTGTGCAAGAATGAGATTCTAAAAAACCGCGTAACAGTTCTCATGGGGCCGGGGTCTTCAAATAAAACTCATTCTGCTGCGTGGGTTTACTTATGCGAGTATTTCTGCTTTTCCGACGAGACATGTGTACTCGTATCTTCCACGGACATGCGCGGGCTTCGATTGCGCGTGTGGGGAGAAATTGCAATGCTATGGAAGGAGGCGACTGAAAAGTTCGATCATCTTGCGGGGCATCTTTTGGACAGCAGGGTGGCCATTACCACTGACAATTTAGAGGACGGAGAATTCGGAACACGAACAGTACGCGACATGCGTAAGGGAATCATCGGAATTCCAACAACACAGGGTTCTACGTATGTCGGTTTGTCGAAATGGTGTGGTGTAAAACAGAAACGCGTCAGACTGATCGCCGACGAGAGCCAAATGATGGGTGCCAGTTTCCTTTCAGCCTTCGCCAATCTCAACAAGAACGAAGACTTTCGTGCTATCATCATCGGCAACCCCGTTGACCCACTTGATCCACTTGGTAAAGCAGCAGAACCCTTGGATGGTTGGTCTGGTCATCTTGAGCCAAAGAAAACCGAAGTCTGGAAGACGCGGTTTATGAACGGCACCTGCGTTAATCTGATAGGCACAGATTCGCCGAACTTCGATTTCCCCGCCGACAAACCCACACGGTTCAAATATCTCATCAGCCGAGAGAAGATTGCGGACACCCTCTCATTCTTCCCAAAGGATTCGATTGAGTACTACTCGCAATGTGTTGGCAGCATGAAGATAGGGACACTGGATTACCGTGTCATCACCCGCGATCTATGCCGACAGTACAATGCCTTGGATGACGTGATATGGGATGGTTCAGAGAAAACGGTGAAGGTGGCTGCCTTGGATGCCGCTTATGGTGGAGATCGTTGCGTGTGTGGCCACATAGAGTTTGGAAAGGATGTGAAGGGCGGAATCATCTTAAGCATCAGTCCTCCGCAAATAGTGCCCATATTGGTCAGCAGTTCCAATACGCCAGAGGATCAGATCGCGGAATGGGTGCGCGACTATTGCACTCAGCATGAGATACCACCCGAAAACTTTTTCCACGACTCTACAGGCCGGGGAAGTCTCGGAACCGCACTTGCCCGAGCATGGTCTGCACAATGCAATCCCGTCGAGTTCGGGGGAAAGGCCACGGACAGGCCGGTATCACTCGACCTCTACATGTTCGACAATGATACACAACAACGCAGGTTGGTCATGTGTTCGGAACACTACGACAGGTTTGTATCCGAGTTGTGGTATCAGGTGAGGTACGCCATTGAATCCCGGCAGGTGCGTAATATGCCCGAGGATGTGATGGATGAAATGTGCATGAGAATGTGGCGGAAGAAGAACAACAAGATTTCGATTGAGACGAAAGAGGAAATGAAGAAACGGACGAGCCGAAGTCCCGACCTTGGGGATTTTTTAGCGATAGCCTGCGAAGGTGCCCGTCGCCTTGGTTTTCAGATCAGCAAGATTCCAAATAGGCCGGGCGAGAAAGATTCAGAGGATTACCTAAAAAGGGAATTGCAATTGCATCAACGGTTTGTTAAACGACACGAACTCAGTTATACGTAAAGCCTATGACAGAATTTAACCGCCATCAATTTCCCCCGTCTGGTTGGATGTACTACCAACCACAAACTAGGTGGTCTGCGCCAACACCACTCTCAAGCAGTTTCGATTCTACCGTTGAGTTGATTATCAGGCATCGCAAGGCCAACCCCGCTGTTGTCGCAAAAAACAACCTGTCGCTGAACTTCGACACCGTAGCCAATGAGCTTGAGGCTTACACGAGAAAGCGGTTGGGCCTCCCCGCATCACTTGCATCTCCAATCCCAAAAACGACGCCTCTACGCCGACTCGCCGACGGCGTGGGGGCTGCTGTGGAAGGGGTTAAAAGGCTCGCGGCAGGCGCGGCATTGCTGTTTGAATGGGAGGAATCTAAAACGGAGCCTGTCGCAAACGAACTGGCGGCAAAGCGGGCAGAGATATGCGTCAGATGCCCGAAGAATGACCCCGAACACATGTCCAAGTACTTCACCACGGCGGTTTCAGAGATGTTGCGAAAAAAACTGCAACGATTGCATGAGATGAAGCTGACAACCGTTCACGATCAGCAATTGGGGATATGTGCGGCATGTTTTTGTCCGTTGAAGTTGAAAGTCTTTTGTCCGTTCGATTTGATTGAGAAGCACATACGGCAAGAAGACAGGCCGCAACTCGATCCGCAATGCTGGATTCTAAAACGGGATGCCTAAAATCCTTCTGGCCTACACCTGCGTTGCGAATGGAAATCTCACCGATGAATTTGCAGCCCGGTTTGTCGGAACATATTTGCAATTCCCTCCCGGAGTAGAGCACGAAACTGTCATCGTCTGCAACGGCGGGCCATTGAAGTTAGGAACACAACTGTTGTTCTCGCCCATCCCCTGCACATTCTTTCCCCGGAGCAACAACGGATGGGATATAGGTGGCTACATCGAAGCGGCGAAGAAGTTTGAATGCGACATGCTGGTGTGTCTTGGGGAATCGGTTTATTTCCACCGCGAAGGTTGGCTGAAGAAACTCGCAGATGCGTGGCAGAGATACGGGCCGGGGATGTACGGGCCTTTTGCAAGTTACAATGTGAGGGCGCATTTACAGACAACGGCATTCTGCTGCGCTCCGAAGCATTTACAGGATTACTCTCAGCCAGTCAGAACAAAAAGGGATCGCTACCAATTCGAGCATGGAGAGTATGCACTATGGCGAAGGCTGGCATTAAATAGAACCCCAACAAATCTGGTAACATGGGATGGTGTTTGGGAACCTCGCCAATGGAGGATGCCAGCCAATATACTCTTTCGTGGAGATCAAAGTAATTGCCTGTTCTTCGCAAATCATACTCAAGACTTTGAAAAGGCTCCAGCCTATGTGAAAGCGGGATGGTCGAGGGCGGCGGACATTCCATTCAAATGAACATCGAAGTCGTATATGTCTGCCCGGTTGAATCCGGGGATCAGTTCGTAACCTACGGATGGAGATTTCTGCAATCCTATCTGGAGAACAAACCCGGAATGGATCACGGCACTACCATTGTATGCAACGGCGCATCTCCATCCAATCCAGTCTATGCGATGTTCAAGCTCATGCCAAATTGCAAATTCTTCGAGCGTGATAATTCCGGTTATGACATAGGGGCGTTCCAGCATATAGCGCGTGAAGTTCCAGCCGATATGATGGTGTTCTTTGGGGCATCCTCGTATGTTCGGGGAGCAGGTTGGTTGCTTCGGATGATTCGAGCATTCGAGTCAAATCCAGAGTTTCAGTACGGTTCAATGGGTAATCGCGGGAACATACCCGTAAATGTGTGGCCACATATTCGCACAACGGGTTTCTGGATGAATCCCGACCTTATGAAGGCATATCCAACAATCGTAACTCGACCAGAGCAGCGATACGAATTTGAACACGGAAAGAACTGCCTCACCGAACGGTTGAAGCGCCGTGGAATAAAAAGCTACGTTGTTACGTGGCACGGTCAGTACGATTGGGCGAATTGGGATGATGACCCTAATGGATACCATCGAGGAAATCAAAGTTCCTTATTATCTGGTGATCGGAATACAGACCCGCCATACCATCCACGGCAATGAATCCGATTATCATATTCTACCACTGTCTTTTCTATCTTGGTGATCCCCCGCAATTACTTCCCCCCGCATTGGATATTGTATCGCGCCAAATGAATTTACTAGGAACTTCTGGATTATTGGAAGCTGCAAGCGAGTTTCATGTTGGAGTTAATGGGGGAACAGAAAGTGAAATCCCGGCGTGCGTCACCATTCCAACAAAGGCGCAGATCATATATCACGGATTACAGAGCAGAAACGAGAACCTTACAATTGTGATGGTGGAGGAATGGCTAAAGAATCATCCAGATGAGGCATACATTCTCTATTTTCATGCGAAGGGATCAACGCATCCCATTTCTGATCCAGTGAGAAATAGATGGCGGGGATGTATGGAGAGAAACCTGATTTCAAAATGGAAAAACTGTGTATCTGACTTGGCGACAGGAAGTGACGCGGCGGGGTGTCACTGGATGAGTTGGGGGAATTACCCACAAATGCCAAAGGGACAGTCCATCTTTGGTGGAAACTTTTTTTGGGCAAAAGCGTCGTTCCTAAGAACGCTTCCTTCGATCTTCAGCACTGATCGGGTTAAGCAATCTGGAATACTAGCACTTGAAAGCCGGTATGAAAGCGAAGTATGGATAGGGAATGGCCCAAGATTGCCAAGGGTTAGAGATTATCATAATGGCTGGAACGTGACCGCATCAACCTGCATCCCATAGCTGAAATATGAAAATCTGTGTATTCTCTCCGTTTTCAAATCTGAAGGAATTGGCCGAGATTACCGTCCCAAACAAGGCGAATTACTGTGTCCGACATGGATACGATTTTCTGATTAAGCCGCTGGGGGGAACCGGATGTAACGAGATCGAAATGTATGGATTCAGAAGACGAATGCCATTGGTGATAGAGCTATTGAAGGCGAACATCTATGACTGGATTTGGGTTGTTGGCGTGGACGTTCTGGTAACAAACCTTGCGATCAAATTGGAGTCTATTGTTGATGATAATTACGGAATGGTCGTCGGAACGGAGCCGTTGGGAGTGGGAATGGACTCGTACCTTATCAGAAAGCAGAAAGAGGGACTCGAATTCCTCGAACGTGTGGTAAGCTTCATGGAAAAACCTATCGGGGCATTTCACGAGCAGTCCACGATTGACACGCTTTGCAGGCAGGAACCAGAATTTTCAAAAGTGGTTAAACGTGTTCCTCAACGAACGCTTAACTCTTTTCAATACGCCAAAACCAATCTAAATGTTTACGGTTACATATCTGCCGGATTTGTTACCGGAACCGACTGCCTTGGAAATTCTGGAGAATGGCAACCGGGGGATTTTGTGCTTCATGTTCCGGGCATCAGGGACGATCAAAAACTAGCTATCCTGAAGGAAACACTTCCGCTGATTCAAGAATGATAATTCTGCTAGGATCGCATGGTTATATTGGAAGCGCCTTCGCCCAGGAAATGACAGCGCGGGGGATTGACTGGATGCCTGCATCATATCTGAATCTCGAAAAGGTTTCAAAGTGGATAAGCGGGCAAGACATGGTTATCAACTGTTCGGCATTCATCCCGAAAGAATCCGTATCACTATGCGACACCCAACCAGAAGCCACCTTGAATGGAAACCTCCTGCTTCCAATTAGATTGAGCCGTATGTGCGAACAGTCAGGGGCTACACTCGCGCATCTCTCCACCGGCTACCTGTGGAACGATGGCAAAGAACACGGAGAAGATGACCCTCCGCAAAGAATGTTCCGGGGGTACTGTGGATTTTACATAGGCACGAAGGTTCTGGCTGATCGTGAAGTGCAACGGTGCCCAAAGCACTACATCTGGAGGCTCAGTTTGGCCTTTGACGAATGCGACAACGACCGAAATTATCTGAGCAAGCTCGCGGGATTCTATGAGATATTTGATCGGGATAATTGCGTTTCCCACCGATTCGATTTTGTGAGAAGCTGCCTTCAGTTATGGAAAACTCAGGCTCCGTTTGGCGCCTATAATGTGATGAATGAAGGAAGCATCAAGGCAACGCATATCGTTGATCTGTTGAAGCAAGCTGGAATACGACGCACCGATCCGCGCATTATTTCCGGTGGCCACGGGGATTCAAAGGCAAGCATTTCAAAACTGTTGAGCGCCGGAATATCCATGCGTTCTTCCGAGGATGCAGTACTGCACAGCATCAAGAACTGGATTCCCAGAAAGTAAAACCTATGTTCACGAATACTCAGAAATGCCGTGCGTGCGGAAGCACTGAATTGATTCCTGTATTCAACCTCGGCCTTCAGCCGCTCGCCAACTCATTTCGGAAGACCGGAGAGGAACACGATGGCTATGCCCCGCTCTCAGTACTCTATTGTCCCCGATGCACCCTCGGACAATTATCGGTCGTAGTGAAGCCCGAAATCCTATACCGGGATTACAAGTACGTCACCAGCCCGAGCGAGACAATGCGAAGGCACTTTATGTCCATCTTTGAGGACATACGCGCCGAGTGCCCGAGGCTGGATTGCGTGGTTGAAATCGGGAGCAATGACGGGTTACTTCTCCAGTTCTTTCAAAAGATAACGGGATGCAGTGCTTTGGGAATAGAACCGGCATCCAATCTTGCCACGATTGCTTCAGGAAAAGGTATCCCCACACTTAACACATTCTTCTCAAAGGAGAATGTCGCGTCATTAGCCGGGTGCAAACGCGAGATTGATCTGATACTTGCCCGTCACGTTTTCTGTCATGTTGACGATTGGAAAGACTTCGTGGCCGCATTGGAATCCCTCTGTTTCAAGGATACTTTGGTCTGTATTGAAGCGCCTTACGCAGTGGACACATTGGCAAGAGTGGAGTTTGACCAAGTGTACCATGAGCATCTTTCATTTCTAACAATTAAGTCGGTGAAGTCACTTTTGCGGGACACCAAACTCAGACTTCATAAAATCGTCCGATACCCGATCCACGGCGGGTCAATAATGGTTATGCTCAGGCATGTGGACAGTAGCATTCCTATGGATCAAAGTGTAATTGAATTTCTGTCAAAAGAGAACGTCACCCTTGATTCATGGAATGCGTTTTCAGAAACAGCCAATCGAAACATTCTATCGTTACGGGAACTCATAAAGGATTTAGCGGATCAGGGCAAATCCATCGCCGGATTCGGAGCATCAGCCAAGAGCACGGTATGGATCAATGCCGCAGGATTATCCCCGTGGTTGAAGTTCGTAACCGATACCACTGAACAGAAGATAGGCCGATACGTTCCCGGAACTGGTATTCCGGTTGTTCATCAATCACACCTACTGTCCGAACAACCGGATTACGCGGTAGTCTTCGCGTGGAATTTTCTGAGCGAAATACTCTCAAGCCAACAGGAATACAGGAATCGCGGGGGAAAGTTCATCATCCCAGTTCCCATCATCGAGATTATCTGATTTATGAACGCACACCTAACACTGGTATGGGTTCGCAAGTGGGATGATAACTGGATTCATCCCCGCCTCGCAACGGAGGCAGTTTGTCCGGTAAAAGCACATGACGGCTGGATCATGGATGGCGGAATCGGATTAAATACCGCCGTGGGTGCGTTGTCGCCCACGGTTTAACCAGAACTCTTATGAAAATACAAAGAACAAAATGCGATCAGTGCGATCAGGAATCAACAATATCCATTCTTCACAAGCCCCATGATTGCGAATTCATCACTTTGAATCTGTGCATGAAATGCGCCGATGGGTTCTTTGAAAATCATAGACCATTTCTTTCAATCGGATATACGCATCAATATCACGGAGGAACGTATTTTAGTTCTGACAAAAAAAGATTTAGACGAGTTAATCCAATTCCATTGACAGATGATTCCTGTAAACTGATTGGAATTTATGACGGCGGGGCAATATCTCTTTCTCCTTTTGCCAACCGGCAGTTTAAGGCGTAAGGCAACGACATGCGTTGTCGCCCACGGCTTTTTGAATTATGAAAGACTCAGTTGTGGTATTATGCGGCCATACACCAGATGGCCGCAAGGTGATCGGTGGTGCCTTTCAAATGGCAGATACGCATGGGTATCCATTGTGGGCGTCACTGGATTGGGCGCAAGAACGTGGAAACGTTATCTCATTCCCCCATTACTTTGCCAGCGCAATAGAGCACGGCTGGGATGACCGTCAGGCGTTTGGAAGGATACGAGAAGCCTTAACAGATCGTGGCGACATCTCCAATTACGAGCACATCAAGGACAGGTGCGTTATGATGTTCATGCACTTTGCGAACCAGATGCCAGGGAAGAACGCAATGGAGATAGCGACAGCCATGCGCGAGAGCATGGAACGGTTTGAACTTGCTAAAGAGCCAGTTGAGGCGTAAGGCAACGACATGCGTTTCGATACGAGTTCAAAAGTGGAACAGGTTTTGTGGAATGCCCGACGCGCTGATCTGGTGCGCGGCTATGACAGGGCAATTCTGAATCGCCTTTACAATGGAAATCCTCCATATTCTGAATCTGACGCGGAAGAAAACAACATCCAAGTCAATCGCAACGATCTTTCAGGGGTCAATCTTCTCTCACAAGCCCGCCGTCAATGGAACCAAGCGTTTCTAAAACCGGGCAATTTCTTCAATGTAACATTGGATTCCGGCCCACCGCATGAGCGCGTGGAATGGGGCCATACGATCACCCGCGAGATCAACCGAAGATTGAAACGCAATCGCGGAATGTTGGAACAGATACGGGCAACAGGTGCCAATGTGATGCTACACGGCATCGGCCCGGTGACGTGGAAGGACAGACAATCTCCGATACCAGTGCCGTTACCTGTGAGTGGACTTCTGATTTCATCAGAGACAGACATTGATTTCGAGAATCTTGAGTGGTTCGCCGTTTTCAGGGAGTGGACACCGGAACAACTTTACGATCTCACGCATGGAAAAAAGGTTGATCCCGGTTGGAACATGAAGCTGGTGAACGACAGGCTTAAACAAACGTACGATGAATACTTCAAGAACGTAAATTCGGCGGCGTTTCATTTGATGCCCGAACGCCTCGAAGAAGCATTCAAACAGGACAGCGGGCTGTTTGGTACAGACGCCGTTTCCACGGTGGACGTATGGGATTTCTATTTCAGGGACATGAAACAGGGAAATGGATGGTATCGCAGGGTGTTGCTGGATTGGAGTCTGAATGGAAGTGAAATCAAATCTGTCACCCGAACCACACCCAAACCGGAGTCCAATAACAAGGATGGGGACAATGATGTGTTCCTTTACACATCCGGCGAACGTATTTACGCAAGCGACCTATCTGAAATCCTCCATTGCCAGTTCGGGGATTGTTCTGCTGTGGCTCCGTTCAAGTACCATTCCGTGCGTTCCCTCGGCTGGATGCTGTGGGGTGTCTGTGATCTGAACAACCGGCTTTACTGCAAGTCAATGGAGAACGCATTTGAGCAATTGATGTGGTTCTTCAGGACTGCATCCGATTCAGATTTGAGGCGATTGAAAAAGGTGAATTTCACGCACATGGGGGTAATCCCCCAAGGCATCTCTTTTGTACCCGCCAACGAACGATTCAAGCCCGACTTTCAAATCGTAGAAGGTGCATTTGCCCGCAATAGGGCGTTGATGATGGAGTCGGCTTCGTCCTATACCCAAAACGCAGATAACACATCTGGAGCCAATCAGAAGACAAAGACGGCCACTCAGGTAATGGCCGAGGTAAATTCTGTGAACGCATTGGTCAGTGGGATGCTGTCACTAGCCTACACGTACGAGGAGTACAAGTACCGGGAGATAGGCAGGAGGTATTGCATTAAGGACAATAAGGACAAGGATGTGCGTGAGTTTCGCAAGGCATGTCTCAACGCCGGTGTTCCCGCCGAAATGCTGGACGTAGAACGATGGGACATCACAGCCGAACGCACCCTTGGGGCGGGGAATAAGACCCTTGAGTTATCCATCGTCCAAGGATTGCAAAGTATCAGGGGGCAACTTTCACCCGATGGACAGAGGAAGGTTGACCATAAATACGTCGAAGCACTTACCGATGATTGGGCGCTTTCCGAAGACCTTGCCCCAATCGAAGGAGAGAAGAAGATTTCGATTTCGACCCACGACGCTCAACTTTCCAGCGGTCGCCTGCTTTCCGGGTTGCCCTACACATTACCGAAGGGCGCAATCGTCGAAGACTTTGTGATTGTATGGATGAACGATTTGGCAACCGTTATCACGACAGCAACAAAAACAGGCAACGTAGCCGAAATTGAAGAAGTCGCGGGGATGATGAACCTGGCTCAAAACATCGCTCAACTTTTACAACAGATGTCGGCAGATGACGAGCAGAAGGACAAGGTGAGGCAATATCAGGATCAACTTGGGCAACTGATGAATCTCGTGAAAGGTTTCGCCCAACGCCTTTCCGAACAGAAACAGGGTGGCAATGGCGCAGGCGGAATTGATCCCGAAACCCAAGTGAAGTTGCAGGGAAAACAATTGCTCGATCAAGCCAAGGCTGATTCGACCGCAAAAAAGACGGCTCAGAAAATGGCGTTCGATCAAGTTCGATTTGAAGGCGATGAAGCCAGAAAAGATCGTCAGGCAAACGCCGAATTGCGAAGGAAAGGGTCTGAAAGTTATCACGATATGCTGACAAGGACGATGGAGGGAGCAGCCGAACAGATGGTTCCAACGGAATCAGTTAAAGAATAGGGCGTCTTTGAATAAGATTTGGAGACGCCCCAATCTCAAGTCACCGCACCTGAAACAATTCCCCCTTGACATTCTTGCGCGGTTCTGTTCCTGTTTCAGGGGATGACTGAAATCGAACAAAGGATTGCCGTTGCAGAGTTTTGCGCGTGGCATTTACAACCTTCTGTTTGTGTTGGTGGATGGAACATTCACCACGGAACAACAAAAATCGGGTCTTTCTGGTTTAATTTAGAAAAGGCACCTACACTACTTGATTGCATCGAAGGTATTCCCGACTACCTCCACGACCTTAACGCAATGCATGATGCGGAAGATTCTCCAAAGTTGGACGGAATTCGTAGTGAATATGTCCACCAATTAGGGATTGTAGTGATTGGCGTAGGAGAACCCATTCAATGGATAACTGTTCACGCATCCGCCGCGCAACGTGCCGAAGCCCTGTTGCGAACCGTCGGAAAATGGAAAGATTGATATGACCGCCAAAGATAAATTCATCCAATCACCCCACCGTGAGCCATTTGAAAAGGTGGTGTTGACCCCAATGTTTGAGACTGCGTGTGATTACGCCATACTCATCTTGGGTGAGGATATGTCCCGCACATTTGGCAACCCATCAAATTCATGGGACTATGGTTGCCGTATGGAGGGGGCGCGGAAATTCATGGAAATTCTGAAAACCCTGCATGAACCGGTCACGCAAATGAAAGCAGAGAAATATCAAACGCCTTACCACGAAGATTGATGAAGTCAGAACATGAACCGAAAATATCTAGTAGCAATCAAAGTCAATTCCGACAATGCCTTCAACACCATCGTTGAAGGCAACACCCTATTCAATACTGATGAGCCGCTAACAGCCCGACATATCGAAACGGTGAAGGAGCGATACTGTTCCGAAGCAACCTCCAAAGGCATCAAGTGCAGCCCTGAAAAAGCTGTAGTGTATGCAGTCATACCACTCGACGCCTAATAATAAATTAACCTATGCCAGCCTCCCCCGCATCAACACCGCCGCCAGCGCCTTCAAAGACTGATGTAACGCCAGCATCCACACAACAGCCAGAAGCTTCAGACGCATTTGCGGGTCTTGAAGATGATCTTATTGCGGTGGATGATGTAAAACCTGAACCAAAGCCATCGGCCAAAGTTGAGGCTCCGAAGAAGAAAGATGGCGAACCTGATGCTGCCGTGAAGAAACCGGAAGGGGAATCCGACGATGACCTCGGTGGTGATGACAAACCAAAGGTTGAAGTTCCCAAGACTGAAACTCCGCCCGAGGATGCACCAGACCCGGTGAAGGTTCCGGAGCTTCGCAAGGCATATAATGACCTCAAGAAACGGGCCAAGGCATTGCGTTCGGAAAAGGAGCAGATCGAAACCAAGTTCAAGGAATTGGAATCCAAACCTGCCCCCGACAACAAACCGTTGCTGACCGAACTTGAAACGGTCAAGAAACGCCGGGATGAACTGGAAAAACTGGTGGAATTTGAAAACTTCAAGGAATCGAATAGGTACAAAGAGGAATTTGAAAAACCATTTAACAATGCATGGTTTAAGGCGGTCAAAGATTTTGAACAATTGACGGTCAAAATAGCGGATGGAATTGACGAAGCTGGCCAACCTAAATTCACAACCCGCAAAGCCACGGCTGACGATCTCAAAAAATTGGCCAATCTGCCATTGGGTGAAAGAGATACCGCAATCACCGAAATGTTTGGCAATAGCACCGCCCGGGCAACCGTTCACATTGAAAAAGTGCGCGATCTTGCAGATGCCAAATTTGAAGCGGAAGACAATGCGCAGAAAGAGGCCGGGACTTATGCTCAATTGCGAAAGACCGAGGGATTGAAGTACAAAGAACAACGTATTGAACTGTGGAAGAAGGGCAATGCAGAGTACGCCCAAAAATATCCCCGGTACTTCGCGCCAGAGGAAGGGGATGCGGAGGGAAATGAAAAACTGGCGAAAGGAAGAATAATGGGAGACAAGATATTTGCACCTACGCCCGAAAGCACCCCCAAGACCGTCGAGGAAATGGTTCAATTGCATGTTCAGGCTTACAATCGCATCGTTGGATTCCCTAGACTGGCTTTGCGTCTAAAACGTGCCATTGCGGAAAAGGCTGAACTCCAAAAGGCATTGGACGAATACGAGGCGTCTGCACCGCCCGGAGGTAAAAGTGGCGGACGAGTTGCGGGCAAGACAACGCCAACTTCCGAAGAAGATTTGGATGCAGCATTGAAGGCGGTAGATGATGGGACATGAAAATTCTCCCCCTCCCCGGAGATGCCTTGATCGAACTATTCCCACACGATGATAAATCTGATGGGGGAATTGTGATCCCCGATAACGCAAAGGATAAAAACAGCAAGGATGGGCCTGCACCAGCCGACAAAGGCGTTGTTCGTGAGATAGGCAAGTGGCCTACAACGGAATCGGGTTTGGCTATTATCCCCCACTTCAAAAAGGGAGACACGGTATTGCTATCCCATTACGACGGCAAAAAGATGCACAGGGATGCCCTGCATAGGTTCAGAATCATCAAACAGCAGGATGTGTTGGCGGTCCTTTCCTGAAAATCTTCTCTTGACAGTCTTCTTACTTCGTGTGATTCGTTGACTTAACGAGTCCCACTTGTCGTTGTGGGCGGAACAATAACGATACGCCGCGTCAGTGGCGCTCCAATTAACTGACAGCGCACCGCAGCGCCCTTCTGTGAGGACATAAGAACGACGAGCACCCTGCTCGTGCAGTGTATGCCTCCGTCGCTCTCACCCGTAACCAGTTTAAGAGAACGATTTATGATAAATTGCAGAAACTTTTCACACGTCATCGCCACCCGCGCCGAACATCTCGACGAGGAAGTAATCAAGGCGATGCACCCGATTGATACCTGGATCGGCCATGTATCCATCGGACGTTTCCCCGCATTGGACGGCGTGGAGCACACCTTCGACCGTTTCGAGCAGGTATTCCCCGATCTACGAGGCACATGGGAGGATGTGACGAACGCGCCTTGTGTTGGAACACCTTGCGATCCCGACATGACCACGATCAACATGGGATTCACCCGGGACTCCTACAAGCTCCAGCGCAAGACATACGCCTCTTGCCTGGTCTGCTTCGACCAGATTTTGTCTCTCGACCGGGCCAAGACGCAATACGCTTGGTACGTTGAGATGCTGCAACGGGCGGCAAAAATCATCGGTTCCCACCGGCTCCGCACTGAAGGACTCAGAATCTCCGGACAGAAGTGGTCATTGGCGAACAATACGCTTGTGCCAATCACAGCGACATGGGATGCGACAATGACGTTCCTGACGATCTCGACGTATCCGACGAGCAAGTTGACGGCCCGGCACCTGCAACGTAGTGTTCAACCTCAAATTCGGCATGGTGCCCTCGGCCCCAAACTGAACAAATCGCAGGCTCCCATGCTGGAATTCGTCACCACCCAAGATGAGATTTGGGATTTGTGCCAAGGCTGTCCTGAGTTGGCGGATCATTGGCGCTTCACAAACTTCGGCACCGACGGCGCGGCCTACTACAAGTATGGTTGGACTGGCCGTTGCGGAAACTTCGGCTTGCGCGACGACACGTTCTCGCTCAGGTTCAATCTGGTTCGCACCCTTCCCGGAGGCGGGGCGGTTCTCCAGTTGGTTTATCCGTATAACAACATATCAGCCACGCAGGGCATCAAAGAGAATGTCAATGCCGACTTCGACGCCGCCCCTGTGCAGATTGACTTCATCTGGCACCGGGACGCCATGACCTCGATGGTCAGGGATACCACGGTTATCAATCCCGAGATGCCATTTGCCGCCCGAGATTTTGGCGGGAAATGGATGTGGGCCAACAACAATCTCACATGCGGCACTGACACGAACGGAAACCCTATTGCCGTGGACAACAGTTGGGGGAACAAGGGCCGATTCCAAGCCATGTGGAGTTGGGCAACCAAAGCCGAGCACCCTGAACTGGCCGAAGTATTCGTGCATCTGCGCGAACCCGCCTGCATCGTTGACATACCTGTGTGTGTCGCCGATCCGGGATACCCGGAACAGAACTATGACAGCGCGTGCGAGGAATGCTCCGAAACCGATGTGGTTCTGACATTCACCCCGGAGAAAAATACGGCTACCGGAGGATATGACATTGCCGCCAATACCATCAAGTGTAATGGGATGACCATTGTTCACGACGCCATACTGGGAGACACCACATTGACGTTACTGGTTGCCAGTTTGAACCTCAATCTGTCCGAGTTGGGCACTTGGGCGGTTCTTAATGCGACCACGATCAGGCTGACCGGCACGGTCTGCGCCAGTGTCGTGCTGCCTGGCATCGAGGCCTCGGCATAACAATTCAGGGTTGGGCGAAGTCTGGTTCAACACAACCGGGGCACCTGCGTTGGTGCGGGTGCCCCGAATTTAGAAAGACAAATATGCCTGCAACTGTAATGCCACCTGATGAGGAAATGGATTCGATGTACTCCGAATCCGAAACTCCCACACCGGAGAAGAAATCCACGGACACCGAAACAGTGGACGAAGAACTGGATCAATCGAAGGAAATCATCGCATCAAAGGATCAATTGCCCAAAGGGGTGAAAGAGGGCGACACAATCACAATGAAAGTCGTGAAAGGATACGGTGATGAATTCGGATTGCAGTACGTCAAATCTGATACCACCAAAACCACAAGAAAAACGTCCGATGAAGACTTTGAAGAATTGGACACAGAGGAAGGAATGTAATTTATGCCAGAAGGAATACTGAGAGGTGTAGTAGTTGCGACCGAAGGAACGTGTGTTCCATCGGAGAGTCTCAAGGAAATCAAATGCCTGAAATGTCTGTCCCAATCTCAATTGGCGATGGTCATAATGCTGGCATTGGCCGCATCAGCGCATTATTCGTTGCCCGACGATCTCAACAAACTGATGCGGGATTCGGCTTGTTATACATGCCTTTCCGACAAACAACTTTTACAGGTCATCGCATCTGTATTGGCCGAACACGAATTGGCCAATTACACGATGGAACAGATTCAGGCAATGGCGTCCTGTTCCAAATGCGCCAACATCAAACAGATCAAGGCGGCGATCACATACCTGATGTGCAAACTATTCGCCGACGTAGCGCAATAACAACTTATGGCAACCTGTTCCGTAGCCGAATTGATTGATTCGGCGTGCGCCAATGGATTCTTCCAACTGGCTCACGCCGATCAGAAACAGGCGGATGGAGTCAAACTCCAACTGCTCAAAGAGATTGCCGGTGACGAATCCACAATCGGCCAACTGATTCAGGCATCGTGCGACAATGGATTCATGTGTCTGGCGCAAAGTGATGCCCGGCACGCTAGGGGAGTTACCCTGCAATTGCTCTGCGACATAGCCGAGGGTTAATCCAATGTTCACATGCGATCTGCCCACACTCCAGTCTGAGGCTTGTTCCAACAAGTTTACTTGCTTGGACAGCAAGGTATCCCAGGCGGTGCTGTTGCAGTTGTTGTGCGAGATAAAGACCGCAGCATCTACGGCGATGCCTTCAGGTGCGATTATTCGGTGGAATGGAACGTCACTGAACATTCCTGATGGTTGGCTGAATTGCGATGGAACCAACGGCACCCCAAGTCTGAGTAACGGGGTGATTTACATGATGAAGGCGTAAGGCGATGGCAACCTGCTCCATAAAAGACCTGCAAGCTTCCGCCTGCGAGAATAAATTTACTTGTCTCGATCCGAAGGTGTCCCAAGCGGTTCTCCTTCAACTGCTCTGCAACATACAACAAGCTGGCGGAACGGGTGGGGCAACAAATTTCACAGACCTTGGTGATGTTCCCGGTTCCTACGCAGGATCGGGTGGATTCACTGTCAGAGTCAATGCCGCTGGCAACGCACTTGAATTTGTAAATGTAGCGGCAACGGCGCAGTCGGTGTTCTCGGGAAATTACGCTGGCGGAACGCCGACCGATGTTCCGACAGTTGGAACCGCCACCGGATTCGACACCAGCAACTCTACAACGTGGTTGTGGTATGGGGCCGCATGGCACAGACAACAATACATCAGTGCGAATGTTGCGATAGTTTCGGCAACCCATATTCATTTTACACATGGTCTGGGTGCAAAACCCAAGGATGTGCGTGCGGTACTTGTATGCGTGAACGATGACACCAACATGGAATGCGTTGTTGGGGATGAGGTAAACGTTGAGTCGGTTTTTGATACAAACCTATTTGGCCCGGCTGTTACCGTAAGTGCCGATGTGACAGCCGTTACACTCTCGTATTCACAAGACCTATTTGGCAGAGAAGGTAATTTTATGTTCAACTCTTTAATTATGGGCGGGCCTTCAAATCCTTTAGATTGGGCGAACTTCAAACTGAAGGTGTACGCAAGTTTATGAACACCTGCAATTTAACCACACTTCAGGCTGCTGCGTGCGCCAACAAATTCACCTGCCTCGATCCCAAGACCCAGGTTGCGGTATTGTTGCAACTGCTCTGCAACATCAAGAACGAGGGTGTTGCTTCTGTAAACTGGTGTTCGATAATGCACTGGCCCTTCAATGTTATCATCAATGGTGGTGCGGGTGTCTTTGCGCCAATGACCTCATTTGACGAAGGTTACGCCAATGGATTCACATACGATCTGGCAGCCGGAACGATGACCAACAGTGTTGCCGGTTATTACAAATTTGGGATACATCTCTCTGGAATTTCCTTGGATTCTTCCGCGATGTCGTATGGTGATCTTTTCGTGAATGGAGTCAGAACACGCGGGATAAGTTTTGCCTCGCAATTTGAGGCAGTGCCGAGGACGAAGGACTTAGTGGCATTGGGAGTTACTTACCTACAAGCCAATTCAACCATAGATTTTCGGATACAAAGTTCTGGCGCGTCAGGTATTAGTGTCGCTCGCGCCCAATACACCGTAGGAGCACCATGAGTGCGTGCGATCTGCCCACACTTCAGGCAACCGCTCGCGCCAACAAATTCACCTGCCTCGATCCCAAGACGCAGGTTGCGGTGTTGCTTCAGTTGTTGTGTGAGTTGAAGGAGAAAGGGGGAACGGGGAAATGTTGCCTTCCAGATGCCGACCTTGTGATTGATAACATACCTTTAGACCCCGGATTTGGAATCACGTCCGCTCACGGATTTGGCGCGATGCCGAAACTGGTCATCGGAAAGATAAAAGTGGTTACAGATTTCCCCGGGTTGTCATTTACAGCCGGACAAGAGTTCGATCTCCCGTGTTTGTTTGATCTGGGGGATCACCAGCATCGTTGTTCGGTCGGATCGGACACCGTAAATGTTTACTTTGGAATTTCAAACGGCTTGGGCAATTGGGGTCTTCCGACCATGATTTCCCCAACAGCGGGCACTTCGACTGTTACAGGAACCATAGTTGGAAAAGTTTACGCATGGAAGTAATATGGCCACCTGCAATTTAACCACACTTCAGCACGATGCTTGCGGGAACAAGTTCTTATGACATCACTTGACACAATAAGAAGAATCAGCAAGGAACAGTCTTTAGCGAATGCCGGTTATCTCGCAGCATCCAACGGAGTTACCCCCCAAGACGTGTGGCAGAAACCTGGTGGTTGGTGTTCGATGATGAAGGTCGAACCTTCTGTGGCTGGCATGGGAGGGAAATACAGCACCATCGGCGGATTTCAGACGTTCAGGTTGAACGGGTTTACCGCTGACGCGACGAGAGGGCAGGCAATCAATCTCGTGGCCGGGTTCTACAAGATCGAAATTCACCTGTCCATTCTTGCACTTGACGGCGGGGTAATGGTTGAGGGCAACTTCGTGGATGAGAAAAGCCGGAGTGAAATTGGTTTTATTGTCCAATCTGATGACTTGCCGCGAATGCAAAATATAAGCGCGGCTGGAGTCCTTTTTCTTCCGGCAAATTCCATCAACAGTTTTCAGTTGAAAAGTTCAGGTGCATCAGGTATATCAATCTTACGCGGCCAATTCACAATAGGATCACCATGAAAAAACTATTATCCGCCTTCCTCTTGCTGGTTTGCACGGCATGTGCCAGCACATTCACCTTGCAATGGGATTCATCGCCCAGCGCCGGGGTTGCTAAGTACAAATTGTACGCTTCAACCAATCTCTCAAATTGGTTTTCGTTTACGAACACCACGGCGCTTACCGTTGTGGTCACAAATCTATCTCCCGCAAAGTACTGGCTTTATGCAACTGCGGTTTCAACCAACGGGATCGAAAGTGATCCGTCCAATGTCATCGCCGCCGACATCCCGTCGTCACCCGCCACATTGCGGATCGTGATAATCCCATGAAAATCGAACGCACTTTTTCTGTCGGCGACCTGATTACAGGCGTTACAATGCTGGGTGCCGCTTCATTTTGGGTGATTAACGTGCAGGCAACACGGCAAGTAGACAGACAGGAAGTGTTGAGACAGGGATCGGCTATCGAGCGATTGCAGGAGGTAGATCGAAAACTGACTGAAAATCAGTCCCTTGTCACAGAAACATTGTCTCAGATCAAGACTTGGATGGTGGCGCGGGAAAAATATCTCGATGAAGTGAAGCAAAACCTTCAACGGTCAATAGATCAAAAGCAGAACAAGCCATGAAAACACACATGAAAATTATCTGGTCAACATTACTCGCGGTATCGCTCACCCTCGCCGCATTCAACGTCAAAGCACAGACAAATCCGCCAATCATCACCGGGCCGGGAACTGAGATAATCAAGTTCCTGTCCTCTGGAACGAACTGGATGATTTCCACCTATGGCATATACGACACCGGCACCAAGAGGGGTGGTGGTGGAATCGCCGTGCTCAAGGATGTGACGGATTATATCGCTGTCGGTATTCGCGTGGATTACCTCAACAAAAACTTCTGGATGCCGCAAGCCGACTTTCAATTGCAGGCACCATTTCAATTGTTCGGAAAAGTGACGGTGATACCGTTTGCGTTCACCGGAATTGCCACGCCCCTCGGCGGAAGGGGATCGGAAAACCATACCCCCATTGGAATCGTGGGCATTGGTGCGGCAATACGCATTTACAAGGGATTAGATGCGGTCACATCATACGAAAAATGGAATACGATGGATGGAAACCAGATTCGGCTTGGGGTGCTTTACAAATTCTGATTTCTGTTCCTCGCCACTACCCCGGGATGAGGTTTCGACGGCCTTGTTCCGGGGCACTTGATTTACAACATGAATCGCGCACATTTCTTTGTTCCTGGAATTAACACATTTCCCGGAGCGATAACCAACTGGAGCGGTAGGGCGGTGACATGGATGCATACAAACAACGCTGTGGAGATTCCGGTTCAAGCGGAGAAAGTTGAATACTTTTGCGGGCCAGTAGGTCGTGCATTTGGTCAACTTGGTCGCGTGGACAAATTATCCAGAACAATGAGTTTCTACCACAATCACAAAAATACTGTGATTGGTCACAGTAATGGAGCGGACGTGGTTTTGAAATGTCTCAACGATTACAGGGATATTCCGCTCATAGAGTCAGTGCATTTAGTTTGTGGCGCGTGCAATTCCGACTTTGAGACAAACGGATTAAACCGACTGCTTTCCTCTGGCGCAATTGACCGGGTTGTGGTTTATATCGCGGCAAAAGATTTCATGTTGTGGTTGGCGCACACGATCCCCGGAAGACTACTTGGTTATGGGATGATGGGATTGCGCGGCCCATGCAATGTGGCTGAAAATGTTAGGCATCGCGTAAAAGTTGTACGCGACTACCCGTGGAATGATTACGGCCATTCGGATTGTTGGGAGGATTCCGAATTCGACCAGACGATGCAGAATTTTATATGAGTGGTTGACACATTACAATACCTTGGTCTATTATGATTTCCGATGACATTAGAACATCGGTTTCCGTAACACGCACCTACTCCAGGACATCCCCTGCCAACGGAACAGTTCCACGGTATTTTCGTCGTGGAATGCCGAAACTCGGTCATTAGACTTCATCAATCTGTCCTTCTCCACGTTTTCTTTCAATGCAATGGTCGAGGACTTCCCTGAACAGCCATTCCTCGGTCTTGGACTTGGATTCTCCGGTTAATATCTTCACGCAGTTCACGAGCCGATCTTTTCCAAAAGTCAAAGAATTCCATAATGCCGTCCTGACTTGCTCTCCGCCCAACTCCGGTTTTAAGGCGTGCACTGCTTTTTCCACTGCGTTGAACGCCCCAACTATATCTGTAATCGGATCAAGTTTTCGTCCCTCTTTGATATACAACCCCATATCCTTGCGTTCCTCATCGCTCAGGCTTTTAATACGCGTATTGACCGATTCCAACACCTTTTTTATCACCCCCGACTTCTGCCAGATGGTCTTGAGGTCTTCATGTGACAGATGTTGAACCATCTCAACGGGGTTCTCGCCGATGACAGCGGGCACTAGGGAATAAGCTGCGGCTTCCCGACAGAACGGTTTTGCAGGGCAGTAGAAACAATGCTCTCCACCAAATCGGGGAGCATCCGGTTGACGCGAAGCCCAAAGGGTGTGCAAGACTTGCTGTTCCACCCGCTGCAAGTTGGCCTCATTGTAATCCGTCGCATCAATCTTGTTCTGTTTGGGCAGGACGAATGCGACCCGGATGTTTTTCACTCCATACTCTTTTTGGATTAGGAAGGCCAGCAGACGTAATTGGGAGTTGCGTTCGGAGGATGTGAGACGGCGATTAAATCCCGATTTCAAATCCAAACACAGTGCATAATCGTCACACAGAAACAGTCTGTCATACTGGCCGGAGAGCATTGGTTCTAAGGTGTCGGGATCGCAGTACCAAAGACGTTGCTCTTTTTTCTCTGTCATTCCCGGAGCAGAAAGAAGCCAATCCTGCCATTGACTTGCCGCCTGATCCGCAAGCATCACGGTCTTTGTTAAATCCTCCAACTCATCCTCGGCCAACTTCGATGTGTTGCCCGTCTCCCATGCTTTGTGGATTCGCCTCCCCCGCTCGGCCATCTCATCCGGCATCTCAATCACGTTGTCCAGTTCCGGAAGGGTGTTGACCAGATTTTGTGATCCGGGGCAATTTTCGAGAATGCTCCACCGTGAAGCGGAGGGGAGATTTTGGCGGATTGGGTCAGTCATGGTTAAGAATGGTTGCGAGCATCAAACCTATCTGAGCAGTCGAAAGCATTTCTCCCTGCATCGAAACAAATCGTCCGCGCCAAGGAAGTTCGCAGAGAGACAGCCTCAACTTGTCACCAATGCGATGATCTTCAAACGTCAACGTGAACCGGACTTTGGAGCGTGGAATGCTAACCTTGCGACGCGGTTCTGTCGCGGGTTCGGACTCGGCTTGCTCAACTCTCAATCTCGCCTTGGCTAAAACTGCGTTCCGAGAATGTCTTTTCGTCCAGCGCATTGCGTTTCCTTAGTCGGCTTTGCTGTCGCATAATACACTGTTCGGCGGATTGACCGGGCCGCTCCACAGCGCGCCCTCCCATTCGTGCATCTCCCAAGGAACACACCACGCGATGCGCTTGTCGGGCGCGTTGTCGGTCGGAGACCAGTAGGCGCAGACGCAGTGCATGTATCCGTATATGTTGCCGTTCCACTCTTTGGTTGTCCATGCGAGCCAGTTGCCGGGAGAGTCTGGAGGTTCACGACGCCATACCGCCGAACAAGACGCTGCACGATAATCGCCCTTGCGCTGGGCAGTTCGTGAGGTTTTGGCTTCGGTCAGCCGTTTGGGTTGTCGAGAGTCGGTTTTCATTTTGACGGGCGATTCGTGAGCTTACCGTTGGAGCGCCGGTCGGACGCGCCATGTTTGCTCCACGCCGAATACAGCGCACACCATTCAGGCGTGTCTTTGAGTCGCCATTGGTCATACGCCCAGCGCACGTTACGGACGCCCTCGACGATTTCCACGAGGTTGTTCACGGCTGCCACCAGCTTGTCGTGTTCGTCGGCGCGGACATACTTTTCGTGTCCCTCTTTGGGTTCTTCACCGCACACGAGGTCGGTGTCGGCGTAGATTTCGCTTGGATATTTCATGTTTGTTATGGCCTGCATTTTGAGCGCGAATATTTCACGCTCGATTTGTTTCGTCGCCCGTTGGTTTTCTACACCGTCAGGATTTTCTCGGTATGCTTTCATTTGCAGCTTTTGCATTTGCGGCCAGTGCTGTCGGCGTCACGCCACTGCACCAGCACGAGGCCGCATTTCATTTTCGCCACCATGCCAGGCTCGAAGCGTTCGAGTGTGTGGATGATGCCGCCGTGTTTGTTTGTCAGCCGCAGGTCGCGGTCAGTTGATTTGTGCTTGCTCATATTTTCGGGCCGGCGTGATTGAAGATGAGACCCTGCCGCTCCAGCCGCTCGGCCATCGCCAGGCCATCGCCACGCTCGATCTTGGCAGTGAGGATGGCTAGACGATCCGTATGCTCCAACAAGTCACTGCACGCAACCGGCGTTGGCGCTGCCGGTTGTTCAGGAAGGTTTGGGTTGTTCATGGGTTTTTGGTCGCCGGTGCGTGAGTTCCAGCGTTGTGCGCTTTCCAGTTCCAACAGTCAGCGCATATTTGGTTGCTCCATTTTCTCTGTGCTTTGTAGTCACAGTCCGCCAGTAGTGCGAGCAGCACGTCCATGATTAAGAGCACAGGCCAGCCGACGATGACGTGATAGCGCAACGACCAGCGCACAACAATTCGCTGGACACGAATGAGAGGGAGCGCGGTCATCCCACTCTTGCATCCGAACGTCATTGGCGCGCTCCCTCTCATCGGTCAGCTTTTTCGTTCGGCTTCCAGAACGCGCACCAGTGCGTTTTCTGCGCCTTGCCGCTCGGATGTCCAAAGAGCGGCTTTTGGTTCGTGCATTTCAGGACTTCCGAGAGCGGCACGTCGCACTCGTTCCATTTGAAAATCAGGACGCCGCCAGTCTTGAGGACGCGGAAGCACTCGCTGAATCCACGCGCCAAGTCATCGCGCCATGTTTCCTTTTCGAGCCGTCCGTAGCTTTGAGCCATGAAGCTATACGCACCGAGGAACAGATGCGGCGGGTCGAACACGACCATTTGAAAAGATTCGTCCGGGTATTCCATTGCTCGGAAGTCGTGGACACAGTCCGGCAGACATCGGCGCGTGCGAGCATCCTTGCCAGTGCCGACCACTTTGTCCGGCATCACGCGGCAGTCAGCGAACAGCACGTTTGGATTTTCCTTGTCGAACCAGAATTGCCGACCACCACAGCAGGCGTCCAGTATCGGCGGCAGGGAAGCCGAACCATGCGCTCCAGCGAACTGGCGCTCCGCCTCTGGTTCTCGGATGTCAGCAGTTTCGATCATGGTTTCTGGTTTTCGACCGTGCGATTCGTGAGCTTTTCGCCCCATGTGTTTTCCTACTGTTTTACTTTTTTCTCCGCAGTCCATTTTTTCATGGAGGCAACAACCCCATTGGGTTTGGCCCACGCATTGATGATCTTACCGATAGCCGAAGACCTGTCATTGCCCTGCGCGTCCTTCGTGTAGAAGTCGGCCAACACCTGCTCAGTTTTGACAATCTGCATCTTCTTGTCGCGCATCCACTCAAACAATGATGCTTCGAGGATACCGGCATCGGCCATGAGATTCCGTAATTGCACCAAATACGGGTGTTCTGCGGGTTCAGACTGCTCCACTTGGCCCTCCACTGCCCCGCCATTGAGAGATTCGGAGTCGTCGGGTGGGGTGTTCATACCCTCCAATTCATCCTCGGGGGTTCGCGGCATTGACACGGCAGGTTTTGCTGGTGGCTGCGCTTCTTGGGGTATTGGGATGCGGGCCACAGGCTTTGGCGGTACTTGTGACACTTTAGGAGTGGGGAGTGCAGGCACCGGGCCAGGGGGCAGAACAGGTTGTTTCACCCTCGGCTCCGTAACCACTGGCGCGGTATCCACCACTTCAACGTCAATCACTTCTTCGTCGGTCTGGATGCCCATTGTAAGTTCGGGGGCGTACAGTCGGGCAAACAGGGTTGCCGTCCGATAACGGAGCATCAATTCCGGCATCGTCCGCCATTTGCTCCCATTCTTCTGATACCACCCTTCTGCTTTGGCCGTGGCAATGGTGATCTCGGGAGATTCCAACCGCTCACCGCTCTTATCGGTTGCCCACGCGATGCAACCCCATGTGTCGGTGTTCTTCTCTCCGGTGATACGGTAACGGATCGGGGAAAATCTACCGCTGGCATTTACGCAGGATATGAGGAACTGACTCGACCACGCCGGACGCCCGTAAACAATGTAAAGGTTTTGCATCACCGCCAAGACGTTTGCCCCGATGCGGTTTGCGATTTCCAAGGCAATCAGACAATTGCCAAGGTTCTGTGGCCCCCGGTAGGTTTCGGGGACGATGGTTGACGATGATAGCGCGGTTGCCATCCGTTGCGCGTCTGTGAAGTGTTGGAGTGATCCGAAGGCACTGAATGCCGCAGTATCAACAGATAATGCCTGTTCCGATTTTATGAGAGTTTGATTTTCTGCCATAGGTTTTACTTTTTAGTTATACTGTGAAAAGAGAAGGAGAAAGTAAAGGATTATTTTGTAAACGATCCTGACAGCAACATCGTTGTCAGTATGAAGAACAGCATTCCTATGATGATGAGAAGGGCGTGCCCCATTTTATTCAAGCCGTCGCAGAGGATTTTGAATTGTTCCGGTGTCATTTCTTACCTCCATCGTGCTCATAGCCGCATCCAGGTCATACGGTTCGATTAAGAGTTGGACATATCTTTTGCGCCTTTCACCTTTTGAATTGATTTCCCGGACGTGCATCAGAAATACACCAAGACCTTTTATGAACAATTTCTTACCGTCATAACTGCGGGTCTGTTCATTATCGAGCACCCATTCATCTTCTTTCACTTTGT